CAACTATCGGGGAAGAAACCCGTAAAAAAATTACGGAAGAAACGTAATTATAAAGGCAATTAAAATCTTAATAGGAGATTAAAATTATGGAAATGAAAGAACTTGAACGCCTTATTGACGAGCGTTCACAGAAACAGATTGAATCTGCAAAAGAAACAATCAAGAATGAGTTGGGTGCCGTTCCACAGGCACAGATTGACGAAGCCGTTGCAAAAGCCGTAAAGGAAGTAAACGCAAAGGCAGAAAACGACAAGGCAGAAAATGTAAAGTATCTTGAAGCCTTCAAAGAAGCCGTTGGAAGCGGTGACACAATCAAGGCAAAAGAAACACCTGTTACAATCGTAAATCAGATGATTGCTTCTGCCGTTTCCGCTATGGGTAAGAAAGACGCTCACAATGTAACACAGGTTACAAATGAAGAAATTCTTGCACAGGCAAAAAAGGACTTCCCATATTCAAAGGCACTTCACAGAGTGCTTGAAACAAAGACAATGAATGCAGGAACTCCAAGCGAAGGTGGTTTCACAGTTCCACTTGCATTCAGCGGAGAATACATTGACGCTCTTGTTGCAAACACATTGATTGACAAGCTCAATATCCGCCGTGTTCCACTTGTAAACGGAAACCTTTCTATTCCAAGAATGGACACAACTTCTGCTATTTCTTGGGGCGGTGAAGAAACAGTTGGTGGAATTACAGAGCCTACTTTTGGCGAAGTAAATATGCACGCAAAGAAACTGTTTGCAAAAACTGCTATGTCAAACACCCTTATCCGTTCAAGCGGTGTAAATATCGAAGGTTGGGTTGCCGAAGACCTTATGAGAAAAGCCCGCATTGCCCTTGACGACGCTTTGCTCAATGGTACAGGTTCACAGTATCAGCCACTCGGACTTGCAAACAATTCAAATGTTCAGACAAGCGGTTCTTCTTCAACTGCCTTTGCCGTAACAACACCAAACGATATGGTTGCCCTTCTTGAACAGGCAAATGTTCGTATGGAGAATGTTCATTGGTTGTTCAACCCAATCGGTGAATCTTGGATTCGCAACAAGGCATTCAGTTCGGGTCCATTCGCTTGGTCAGAAGAAATGAACAGAAGCGGAACACTCCGTGGCTATCAGTTCCATTCTTCTTCAACTGTAAAGTACACAGACACTACAGTAGACTATGCAGACTTCTGGCTTGGTGATTTTGCAGAAATGATGTTTGGTATCTCAAAAGATATTTCTATCGAAGTATCTCGTGACGGAACATTCACAAACAACGGCAATGTAATTTCTGCATTCGACAGAGATTTGACACTTATCCGTCTTATTGCCGAAGTTGACTTTGCTTGCCGTCAGCCAAAGGCATTCGTACACGGAACATACTCTGTATCTTAATTTATAAAGGGGTGTGGGAAGTTCCCCGCCCCGAAATTAAGGCAGAAAATCTTATATAGGAGAAACGAAAATGATTACACGTTCAAAAATCTTTGAGCAGATAAAAGCCGTAGATTGTGGAAACACCGCTTTTGAAAAAGGTTCTGCACAGTCTATTCTTGTTGTTGCAAGTGCAGGTTCAAAAGAATTGCAGACTTCTGATATTTCAACTTCAAACTTCGTAAAGTTTGCAGACCTTGACGAAGGAAACAACTGGGTTGATATTTGCACCGCAAAGAAATATCTTAAAACAAACGATTCGGGTGCAATTGCCGTTCTTGGTGATTACCCTGTTGACCCTGCTTAATAGGTGGTGAAAATTATGCTATGTACTTTGTCAGATGTAAAAGCAATGCTCAAAATAACAGACACTTCACAAGACGATTACTTAACTTTATTGATTAAGCAACAATCGGCACTTATTGAAGGTTATATCGGCTATAAACTAGCACGGGCAAATTACACCGAAGAAGTGCATAGCGTAAACGACCGACAGTTAGTCAGTCTTAATCACTTCCCGATTCAGTCGGTAACGGCTTGTGAAATAAACGGGCAGACAATCAGCGATTATAAAATACTTCCCGAATACGCAAGGTGGGGAAGGCTTTATCGTGGAAGCGGTTGGATCGGTCCAGAATATACACGGGGTTTCACACACGATATTTTTGCGGGAACTTGGTGTATAAAAGTTTCATATACCGCGGGCTATTATCTGCCGAATGATACGGGCTATGTTTACGGGGCAGAAACTTCACTTCCTAGTGATATAGTTACCTGTTGTATAAATTGCGTTGTAGAAAGATTTAATCTTGAAAGTATGGGTGCCGTAGGTTTGAAAGGACATACAGAAGGACATATTTCCGACACCTATTCAGATTCTGCAAACAATGTCGGACTTTCAGAAAGTGCAAGATTACTTTTAAATAAATATGTATTTTATGGGGTTGCATAATGGTTCGTTTTCATAATGCCGTAGTTTCTATTTTAAGCGAAAGCAATACAATAGACGATTCGGGCGATTATATTGCAGAATGGACACAGGTAGAAACCCTCGAAGGTGATGTTCAACCGCATTCATTGACCGAAGACGAAATGAAAGCTTACGGAATATCGCAGAGCAAAGGAAACGTGAAACTGTTTTTGTATAACGGCTATCACGAAAATATTAAAGTTGGAAACAGGGCTTCTGTTTTGTCTGCGTTTACAGGCAAGACGGAAGTTTATAATATAATGCCGATTAATGCTTGGAGTAAGCACGGGGAATGTCTTTTGTTGCCTGTTGAAAATGAAACGACAACACCAGAGCCGACACCAAGCGAAGAAGAAGAAGAAAATGGCGAAGGCGATTAGTATTGACGGATTTATAGCAGAGTTAGACCGATATTCAAAACAAGCCCTTGCGGATTCAAAAAGGTTTGTTACTCTGTCTAGTGCAGAAGTTGAAAGAACGGCAAAAACTATAATGCGTGATACTATAACGAATCCCGATGTCAGTTATGGCAAAAAGGGACATCACCCTTCTGTTGAAGGAAATCCGCCTGCCCCAGACACAGGCACACTTTTACAGAGTATAACGCATTCTGTAAAGGTGGAAGGAAATGAAGCAATCGGGGAAGTTGGAAGTATAATACCGAATTCTAACTATCCTAGATTTTTGGAATACGGCACAAGCAAAATGAAGCCTAGACCGTGGTTATCGGCTTCGCTGATTAAGTGCCAGAGTTTTATGGCGAACTTGTGGAAGGAGATTTTCGGATAATGAACTTAAAGAAATATTACAGAACACTTTTGACAAACAGTTCAGAACTTGTTTCTTTGTTAGGTTCTACCGACAAGGTTGTTGCAAGTTATCCGAACGAAGTTACGACCTTTCCGCTTGTAATTTATGAAGATACAAACAGTTCTGATGTTGCCTTTTCGGACAATCTGCCCGAAGGAACAAGTGCAACTGTAAGAATACACATCTTTTCAAAGTTGGTAAAAAACTATGCAAAGGTGGAAGATATTGCCGAAGTTGTGCATTCTGTTTTTCGGTTAGACCATTGGGCTATGACAAGCAACAATGATACACCCGATACAGAAGATAACATTCGGCACAGGGTGATGGATTTTAAAAGGGAATTCTACTCCCTTTAAAATATAACGTTATAATTTAAGGAGAAAACGAAAATGAACGAAGCACCTAAAATCGGCTTGGATAACGTAGTTATCGCAAAAGTTCTTTCGGACACCGCAGACGGAATTTCCTTTGATTCTGTTATCCCTTTGAAAGGGGCAGTTAACGCAACAGTAAACCCAAACAGTGATGTTGCCGTAGACTTCGCAGACAACGGACCATTCTTCTCTGCTTCAAATCGTGGCAACACCGAACTCAATCTTGAAATGATTGATGTTGATGTTGATGTTCTTGCACAGTTACTCGGACAGAGAAAGGTGAACGGCATTACAGTCGAAACACCGCTTGACCAGAGTTCAGACTATGCACTTGGTTTCCGTGTATGGCTTGCGGGAAAAGACGCAAACGGAAACAACCGCTATCAGTATTTCTGGTATGCAAAAGGAAAGTTCTCTGTGCCAGAAACAGGCGGAGAAACAAAGACAGATAGCTTGAACTTCGGGCATATTTCTGTTACCGCACAGTTTGTTCAGACACAGTTTGTTCCGAACGGACAGGAAACAGGAACTATTTGTACACACATCAGAACAGACGATCCAAGCGTTCCTGCTTCTGTTAAGGCAAATTGGTTCAATGCCCCTGTTGTTCAGACAACAAGTGACGATTCAGAATTGACAGTTTCTGTTGCCTATGCAAACAGCAAGGTTACATTCACAGGTGCCAAAGATAGCGGAGCTTCTTTTGTATTTGCAAAAGGTTCAGTTATTGACGGACAGACAATCGGTGTTCTTGATTCAAACGGAGCATTGGTTGATGGTGAATACGCAGTCGGCACAACCGCTTCTGCTTCACCTACTATTGTCTTTACACCTTCGGCAGAAGCCGAAACACCTGCAAGTGCATTTGTTACAAGTGGCTTGAAAGATTCATTCGGAGTTGGTGCAACACCGCTGATTGATACAAGCCTTTAATTGAAACGGCAAGTTTGCAAAAAATCCCTAGTTGGTTTATAATGCCGATTAGGGATTTTTTTAAGGAGAAATAATTATGACAGAACTTGAAAAGGTACAAACAAAAAAAGTTACTTTGTTTATTCATGGAAAAGAACGAGAAATCAAGTTTGGTTTTTCGGCTTGGGCAAAGCTTGAAGAAGAATATGACGGTATAAAAAACCTAGAAAAAATGCAAGAACAGGTTGAAAAGCGACCTTTCAAATATATTCCACATCTGCTTTATATTGGACTTGTGGACAAAGAAGGAGTTACAGAAGAAAACATTCTTGATGATTATGGATTAAATGATATACAGAAAATTACAAATGTTTTCTTTGAAGCAATTAATGGCTCTTTGCCACAGGAAGAAAATTCAAAAACGGAAGTGGAAGCACAATAAACGAATTTCCATACTCTTACTTAATGACAGAATATCTGTTGTTAGGTAAGAGTGAAGAAGAGTTCTGGGAATCCACTCCAAGAAAAGTTTTGGCTTTAATTGACCAGAAAAACATTATAGAAAAAACGAAATGTAAAAACTTAGCAATCTATACAGCTTGTTATGTCTGGGGAAAAGACCCTGACGAAAACGAAGTTGAAAATAATAAAATAATGCCCGGCCGCGATATTCCTATTAGTGACGGAGCATTAAAAGGTTTGATGTTGTGAGGTATTGAACTATGACAGATTATAATATAAAAGCGGAAATAACCGCAGATTCAAGCGGTTTTGAAAGCGGAATAAAGAAAGCCGAAAAAGCGGGAAAAAGTCTGTCTAAAACACTCGCAACAGTTGGACTTGCTTTAAACGGATTAACAGCAACATTTAAACTAATCTCTGGTGCTGTAAGTACTGTAACAAAAGGCATGAAAGAATGTACTGATGCTTTTAAAGTACAATTAAATGCAGAAAAGGCATTAGATACAGCAGTAAAAAACAGCCCGTTAATGAATGGTAAAAGTGCAGAAAATCTCAAAAAGTTTGCAAGTGATATGCAAAAAATTACTAATTATGGAGACGAGCAATTATTACCATTAATTACACAATTAACAACAGCTGGAAGAACAGAACAAGAAGCAATGCAGATTGTAAAAACTGCTACTGATATTGCAGCAGGCGGAACAATGAGCCTTGATTCTGCTATTACACAGTTGAATGCAACTATGAATGGAAATATCGGAAGATTGGGTGTTCAAAACAAAGAACTCAAAGACCTTTCAAAGTCACAACTCGAAGCAGGAAAAGCGGTTGAAATACTTGGTGAAAAATACAAGGGTATGGCACAAAGTTCTATCGACCCGTCAAAACAACTTAATAATTTAATGGGCGATTTGAAAGAAACTATCGGCTCAAAGTTATACCCAACAATTCAGACATTTACAATTGATTCTGTTAAGGGAGTGCAGAAAATCATTGAAAAAGTAAATGCCCTTAATTTTGATAAAATCGGTGCTACCGCACGTGTAGTGTTTAATGATATAAAAATCTTTTTGACAGAAGCAACAGACAAACTTTCTACAATAAGCGGTTCTGTAAAAACTATTTTTTCGGGATTTGTTTCAAGTTCAGAGTTTAAGAAAGTAGCAGAATCCGTCAATTTAATTGTTGATGGGTTTGTATTCTTGTACAACGAAGTATCAACTATTTTTGCAGAGATTAGAAAAAAGGTCGCAGACTTTGCTCTTAATGTTTGGGAGCATTTGAAAGATGTGTTTATAGCAAGTGACGAAGCACTTGCAGATAGTGGAACTAATGTTGCTTCGTGGGCGGATTTTTTTTGGGAGCAGTTTAACAACGTTTTCAGAACAGTCCAAGATGTAGTTAATTCTGTATCTGCTATTTTGCACGGTGATTGGACAGTTGCGTGGGAATATACAAAACTTACAGTAGCAAGGGTGGCAGATTCTATCCTTGATTTCCTCTCAACAATAGTAAACGCTTTTCCACAAATGATAGATAAAATTACGGGATTCTTGAATCGACTCATCGAAAAGATAAACGTTGTACGAGAGTTTTTCGGACAAGACCAAATCGGGCTTATTGAACCGTTACGCAAAGTTGATTTCAGTAAGTCATCGGGCTTGGAAAAGTTTATAAGCAACACAGAAGAAAAAATACAAGAACTCACAGGAAAAGTTGCAGACAAAGGTGTGAAAGATATTGATAGTTTCACACGTGGAGCAGGAGAAAAACTTGGCGGATTTATAGACAGATTCAAGCAAAAGGTGGCAGAAGCAGAAGAAGAAAACAAACTTATAATACAAAATTATAATGCAGAAATTGAACAGGCAAACGAAGATTTAAACAATGATATTGAATCTTCAAACGAGAAAACATTTAGTTCTATTCTCGCTACAACTATGGAATATTCGGAGAAAATCAAAAAAGTTTTCAAAGGTATTGTAAGCGTTGTTCAAACCGTTGTTTCTGCTATTAAATCGGCAATCAACGGAGCAATAAACATATTCACTAAATTATTCAAGTTCGACCCCGACGAAGCATTGAACAATCTTCTCGCTTTTGAAGATTCTGTATTAACATTTTTCGTGGAAACATTACCGAGATTGCCTGCGTTTTTTGAATCTGCTATGTCATCGGTAGCAACACTTATTGACACCTTGCTAGAAACAGTAGATTGGGCAGGAGTGGAAAAAATTATCAATGACATTGTAGAAACTTTTAATAAATACGTACCCCGAATATTGAATGGAATTATCGGCATATTTGAAAAACTTGTAGAGCCTGTTTCAAACGCAATCCTTATTATGATGAACACAATTGTTGATTCGGGAGTGTTTGAAACAATTTCCAACTTCTTGACAGAAACAATTTTCGCAGGTTTACCAAGTTTCTTGAAATCACTTATTATCGGAGTGGTGAAGTCACTTAAATCTTTAATCAACGTTGTTGTGGATTTGCTCCCTTCATTGATAAACGCTATTTTGGAAGTGCTAGATACTTTAATCGGTGAAGTTCTTCCCGAATTATTACCGACATTATTAGACGCTATTCTCGAAATAATCAAGGCTCTTGTAAGAGCAATTCCAAAGTTGAGCGGACAAATAATTAAATTAGTGTCGGCAATTATAAAAGCATTGCCACCTATTTTATCAAGACTTATCCCCGAAATAGTACAGGTTGTTATAGAGGTTTTACCGCAAATAATAACAGAGGTTGTCAAAGCGGTGGCAGACTTAATCAAAAATCTTACAACACAGGATTTGTTGAGCATAATATTTGCAGTTGGTGAAATGATTATAAAAATAGCAGAAGCGGTAATTACTTTTATTCCTAATACTATTGCAGAAATATTTAAGTCTATAAAAATAAGCGTCGAGAATATGTCTTGGGAAGGCATAAAAAACGCATTCAAAAACGGGTGGAAAGAAATAACAGACAATTTCAAGGAAACTTGGGAAAGTGCTATAAAATCAATTAGCAGTTCTTTTGAAAATGCGTTTAAGGTTATCAAAGATGTAATACAATGGATTTGGGATAAAATACAATCTATAATCGAAGGTGTTGGAAAAGTAACGAGCGGACTAAAAGACGCAGTAGAAAAAGCAGGCGGTGGAAAAGTTGCAAACTTTGTAGAAACTGCGGTTGAGAAAGTTGCAGATACCGCAAAGAAAACAGGAAGTGCAATTAAAAGTGGAGCAGAATGGGTTGGCGGAAAAATCAAAGGGCTTTTCGGATTTGCAAACGGAACAAGCAATGCCCCGAAAGGTTTAGCACTTGTTGGCGAAGCAGGACCAGAGCTTGTTAGATTTAATGGCGGAGAAAGAGTATTGAATAATATGAATACACAAAAGGCACTTGCAGGAATAAGCAAAGGAAGTTCAATCTTCAATGTTACATTCAACAATACACAGGACACAACAGCTTTCGCAATGATGAGTCAATTAAAACAATATCAAAGAAACCTTGCTTTCAATGGGGTTCTATAGGAGATAGAAAATGCAAAAATTAGTATTCAGAAACGCAAACGGAATAGAATTGGATTTGACTAGCGACCCGTTCGGAATTACGGAATGGGAAGGATTTTCGGCAGACGATTTGAACATACAAAGTCAGCAGGTGCCTTTTCAAGATGGCGATGTTTACCTTGACGCACTTCTCGGAGAAAGAACTTTGTCGGTGACTGTCGCTATGAATGACGGAAACTATTTGGAAAGACGCTATCAGTTAAGACGGGAAATGATTAGCAAGTTGAACCCGAAGTTAGGCGAAGGCGTTTTAATTTACACAAATGATTTTTTATCAAAGCAAATTCATTGTATTCCACAATTGCCAGTATTCCAGAACAAAAACTCAAATGATTCTGGAACACCAAAAGTTTCTTGCAGTTTTACTGCCTGCAACCCTTATTGGGAAGATTTGGAAGATACAAATATTTCGATAAACAACGGAATTATTGAAATCGAAAACAATGGTGATGTGCCTGCCGACTTTGAAATGAGTTTAATGTCTGACGCAGATTTTAGTGTTGAAAATAAAACAGAAAACAAAATTATAGAAGTTACAAATACAGAAAAAAGAATAATAAATATTTCAACAAAAGCAGGCGAAAAAAGTGCAAATAAAATTTCCTGCAATATTGTTGCCCAAAAATTAACAAGCCAAATCGGGAAAGTTGCCTATTCTCCTAAAATCGATACTTATTTATATTCTGGCTATATTTACAAAAATGGTTTTGAAACAGAGATAGAAGAATATGGAAAACCTTATTATGTAGGTGCTTTAGATTTGTTTTTTATGCTTAATGGAAGCACAATAAAAACAAGTCAGAATGCAGAAGATTGGACTACAGTTTACACAGGAGATAAAACACTTAACGCTTTATTTTATAGTTCAGACTTTTCAAAAGTTTGTGTTGTAGGAAATGAAGGGCTTGTTCTTTCAAGTTCTGATGGAGTTACCTTTTCTGCTTTGACAAGTGGGACAACAGAAAATCTTTATTGTATTTGTGATATGCCATTAAGTTATTGGGACAATAAAGGATTGTATTTCGGCGGTGCAAACGGGAAATTATTAAAAACAGAAGATGGCACAACAATCGAAAGTTCTGGAGTAGCATTTGAATTTGATATTTTGTCAATCGCAGTTGATACCGCAAGAAAAATTGGTTTAATGGGTGGTTCAGACGGAAATCTTTATGAATATACTAGTGACTGGCAACAAATGACAGTTGATACTAACTACGATATTATAGATTTATATTTTTATAACGGGTATTTCTACGGACTTACAGGACAGAATAACATCAAGAATGTAATCAAAGGTCTTAATACCTTTGAAGTTCTTGAACAATATGCAAAAAACATAAGTTTTTCAAAAGAATTAAATATGCTTTATTTTGGAAGTTACGGTAGAGCTGGGCTTTCTTATCTTGAAAATAATGAGTTCAAGTTTGTGGGGTTAGGCTATCCTTCTGCAAAAAGGATTAAATATATAAAAGAAAGAGATAAACTGCTTATTCTTAATAGTTATTCTATCGCTATTGCAAATAAGGATTTTTCAAATTATGAAATAGTATTTGAAACAGAAAATAATATCGCTTTCTTTGACGCAGTATGGAATGAAAATAAAGTAATTGCAATAGGAATCTATTTATATGAAAGCGAAGATTTGAGAACTTGGACAAAAATTGATACAGGTCAATATACAAATTTTTCAAGTGGAGCTTGGAGTAAAAGATATAATTGTTTTTATTTTTCAAATTATAATGGGTGCTATAAACTAACAAATAACACTTTTACTTCTATACTTCAAGCAAACGACCAAGGTTTAGTGTTAGCTTGGGCAGAAGATAAAAATATTTTAGTTATATTAACAACAAATTATGGTAGTAGTGCAAGAGTTTATTCAGAAGATGGTGGTGAAACTTTTCAACCTATTACTCTTGTTGGCGGTGATACTCATTTTCGGGAAGTTTATTATTCAGAAGAAAAAGGAATGTTTATCGCAGGTGGACACGATTCACCTTCGTTATATTCTTATGACGGAAAAACTTTTTTTGGTGGTAATTATGAATTAGGCGAACTTGGACAGGTAGAATGGTACAGTAAAATGCAATTATTCTTAATAATGAATTCGGGTTATCTATATCTTTCGCCAGACGGAATAAATGTAATAGAAACAAATTATTATCTTGGCGATTCATATGCAGGTTATTTTGAAATCGTAGACGATAAAATATATTGCCCTGTCAATGGGTTTTTAATTCTTGAATTTGAAATAGGGGAAAACATAATTTCGCAGTTATCAAAGAATTCTGATTTAGGAATGAAGCTTAAAAACGGAACAAACAAGATTATAGTTTCAAGCATAAGTTCTGTTGCGGGTTCTTTGAGTTTTCGTCAGAAATATGTAGGGGTATAAAATGAGATATAATGAACAGTTGAACTTAAAACTTTATACTTACGCAGATGGGGAGTTTCAAGCACAGGCAGTAATAGACGATTACCAAGAAATCAGTTTTTCGCATAACCTTTATGAAGCAGGTGATTTTACAATTACGATAAATTATAATATTCCAAATGCCTTGAAGTTTGAAAGGGGAATGTGGATTCAATTCGGGAATGACCCTTATATGTTCGGGGAAATCCAAACAATTACAGACGCAATTGGCGAAGATGGAAAAGGAAGCCAGCAGAGAACAATCACAGGAAAAGACGCAAGATATATTTTCAAAAGGCGAGTTATAAAGAACTTGAACAATGAAGAAAATTGGGCAATGACAGAAAAAGGTGAAATCTGTTTAAGGGAACTTGTCAAAGCTCAATGTGGAAGTGGTGCAGAAGCAAAAAGGCAACTTCCTGTTTCAAACACAATTCCTTCTTCAAGTTCTGCACTTGGAAAAGAATATAGTGTCGCAGAAGCCTTTTCTAATTTGTATGA